ATTTATGCGGGTTTGAGAGAATTGATACCGAGTTCGAATCTCCCTTCCGCTACTTTATTTTTATTTAAGAAAACCTTGTGAAGCCTTGATTTTACTGAAAGAAAGGAGTTTTTGAATGGTGTCTTTTCTAAAGGTCAAAATCAAAGGTAACACTAAAGGTAACACGAACGGATGTATGGACGCTTAATGCGTTCTTTTTTTTGTATTTTTTGACGGCAAACTGTCGGAATCGTGACGGTTTTGCCGCCTTTTTTTATGCAAAAATATAATCAAAGGGAGGGATGGTGGTGTTTTCAGATGAAGTTCTTGAAAAAATTTTTGCCAGAAAAGAGTTACAGTCCTTGGACTTGTCAACGCAGTCGTCTATCATACACGCAATAGAAGATGTTTTAGAGGAGGTCAAACAGGATGAATATGAGCGGAGCATACCAGAATCCGATTTATAATCAGCAGATGCAGCAATACGGGCAGCAGTACGCATACAATCCGTATATGAATCAGCCACGCATTGATAATACACAAAATTATATGCAGGCACCGCAGCAAATTCAGCAGCAGATCCCGGTTCAAACTTTTGGCATAAATGGAAAAGTAGTTCCGGCGGTAGAAAACATCACTGCCAATGATGTGCCAATGGATGGCAGCGTTGCATTTTTCCCAAAACAGGATATGACAGAAATATACGCTAAAAGTTGGAACGCAGATGGCACAATTCGCACAATCGTTTTTAAGCCAGTTTCGCATGATACTGTTAGCAATTTATCGCATGATACTGAAAAATTGAAATTTGACCTATCAGACGAGTGCACAGGTGCATTTATGCAGAAGTTTGATGAACTTTTTGGGAAGATTGAACAGATAGAAAACCGATTAGATAAAATTCCAAGCAGTCAAAGAAAAACTTCACAGGTAAAAAAGGAGAGTGATCCAGAATGAATCCGGCACAATTATTGTTAAATCAAATGATGAATTCTCCGCAGGTTCAAAACAATCCTATGGCAAAAAATGCCATGCAAATGTATCAAAGCGGAGATACAGGTGGACTTAAGACAATGGCAGAGAATCTCTGTAAAGAAAGAGGAATTACGGTAGATGAAGCAAAACAGAAAGTTATGAGCATGTTTAATCATTAGTACATTTTGGGGTGCGCGCAAAATAACCGGTTATCCCATTTGTAAATAGATCAGATGGAGGTAAACAAAATGTTTAATGGAAATGCAATGCCTAGTCTTGCTGATATTGCAGCAGTGACAGGAAACGGAAGAAACAATGATGGCATGTGGGGCGGCGATGGCTGGTGGGCTATCATTATCTTCGCTATGATTTTTGGCTGGGGCGGCTTTGGCGGCAATGGCTGGGGAGGAAACGGAGGTATGGGAGCGACAGCATCTGCATACACCGACTCTGCAATTCAGCGTGGGTTTGACACGCAGGCTATCATCGGAAAGTTAGATGGTATCACAAATGGTCTCTGTGATGGATTTTACGCACAGAATACCGCCGTTATGAACGGTTTCCATGGCGTAGATAATGCAATCTGCAACCTTGGCTACCAGACACAGCAGGGATTTAATACCACAAATGTGACACTTATGCAGGCGCAGAATGCTTTGCAGTCCCAGTTGGCTAATTGCTGCTGCGAGACCAGGGAAGCTATCCAGGGTGTAAACTACAATATGTCACAGAACACCTGTGCACTGCAGAACACCATGAACAGCAACACAAGAGACATTATCGACAGCCAGCAGGCAGGAACAAGGGCAATCCTTGATTACCTGTGTCAGGAAAAGATTTCTTCCTTACAGGCAGAAAATAATGACTTAAGAAGAGCCGCATCACAGGATCGCCAGTCTGCATTGCTCACTACTGCAATGTCAGCGCAGACACAGCAGATCATCAACGCTGTAAATCCGGCTGCAATCCCGGCATATGTTGTTCCAAATCCTAACGCTTATGCGTATGGCTGTGGATGCAACACAGGATGTAGCTGCTAAAAGTAGCTGCTACACAAAATTGAATAATTGAGTATCTTAATTGAGTTTAACTCGATTATGTCTGCTGTGCAGTATTGCTTATAAACACAAAGGGCAGACTATAATGTTTGCCCTTATTTTTGAAAGAGAGGTAAATAATTATGGCAGAATTTACAGGAATTGCAATTCAAACTGTTGCGCAGGGAGAAGATGTGGCATTTACAGAAACTCAGGCAAGCGCAACAAAATGTATTGTTCATAGACAGGGAAGCGGCATTGTTAAATTGAGAGGACTTACAAATCAGTGCCGGGCAAGATTTTTGGTATCTTATTCCGGGAACATTCAAATTCCTACCGGTGGCACAGTTGAAGCTATTTCACTGGCTATTGCAATTGACGGAGAACCGTTGCAGTCAACTCGAATGATTGTTACACCGGCGGCAGTTGAAAACTTCTTTAACGTTTCGGCGCAGGCATATGTGGACGTTCCTCGCGGTTGTTGTGTTACGGTAGCGGTACAGAATACGTCTACGCAGTCAATCGAAGTTCAGAACAGCAATTTAATTGCAGTCCGGGAAGCGTAAGGAGGGCGGTTTTATGGATATTAAGAGAATGCACGAAATGATTGAAAAACTGTCTGAAAGCGCAGAGTGTGAGTTTGCAAAAGGTATCGAATGTGTAGATACAGAAGAGATGGGAAAAGTCACGGACATGCTTAAAGACCTTGCGGAAGCCATGTATTACCGGACGCTTACAAAATCAATGGACGAAGCAGAACCAGAGCAGGTTCTTGATATGTTTGAGCGTTACGGAGACGGCAGACGGTATTATGATCGTTACCGGTATGCAAACGGCAGATTTGCCCCAAAAGGAAGAGGTACGCGCCGCGGATATGAAGAACCTCCATACTGGCACATGACACCGGAAATGTACCGGGAAATGGAACACGACCGTGATATGGATCTTTCTTCCGGCAGAATGTATTACACCGAGCCTAAAATGTCATCAGAAGGTGGAATGCGTGATCGCAGAGAGGGCAAAAGCGGAATGAGCCGCAGAAGCTACATGGAAAGCAAAGAGCTTCACAAAGGCAATACGCCAGAAGACAAGGATGCAAAGATGCATGACCTTGAAAGATACATGAAAGAGCTTTCGGAGGATATGGCGGAGCTTATCTCTGACATGACACCGGAAGAGCGCACGATGACAAAGAGCAAGCTGTCAACGCTTGTTTCCAAAATGTAATGGCAGGGGCAGAAATGCCCCTGTTTGTTTGGAGGGAAAATGTTTTTTATAAATGGTATTGAATGGAAAATAGAATTTGTTCACGGCGCAAGTCATAAATTAATGCGCTCTGATGGCTCTACCAGCCTTGCTGTTACAGATTGGAATGATAGGATAATATATGTTTCAGATAAACCGAAAAATGGCTATTTGCGCAAAATACTGGCTCATGAACTTTGTCATTGTTTTTGCTTTTCCTATAACATTCATATGCCGATTGAGCAGGAAGAGTATCTTGCGGATTGGATCAGCCTGTACGGTACTGATTTGATCTATCTTTTGGATGATCTGATGTCAAACATTGATTGGAGGGCAGCATAGTGGACAAAATAGATGAATTGCTGCGGTATATTCACAGAACAAACCCGGAAATGACAAGGGAAAAGCTGATAAATGAACTAAGCAGAAGTGATTACGCCGCACGTTCTTTGCTTTTCACAAAAGAAGTTGTTTGTCAAGAAGAAAAATAGTAAAATGTTTTTGGGGTGATAGTATTGTACAATGGATGTCATACATCTTTTGATGTTATGAAAGAATATATGATCTATGGAGCGGAGCTTGATGAAAAATATCAGATCCCGATTGTCCAGGCATGCAGCTTGGATTATTTGCCGGAGGACTCCATAGATTTTGGAGAGAGCTTTTCACAAAAGATAAAAGGGCATAGAAAATTAAATGTGAATTTCTATATTGACGATTCAAAGTTTCAAAGGCTGTGGAATAACCCGGATAAATACCTGGAGCACTTGAAGTGTTTCCACTCTGTCTGTATGCCGGATTTCAGTATTGCTACTGGCGATTGTGGTATGCCGTTTGCTTTGAATCTATATAACGTGTACCGGAATCATGCGCTTGCACATTACATGCTGCTGAACGGGATCCGCGTTATACCGTCAGTAGGCATCCCGGACAAAGATAATTATGATCTTTGTTTTGCCGGGTACAGTAAGGGTGGTGTGATCGCTGTATGCACAAATGGAAGAGTGCGGGCAAAGGCGGCACGGATAGAGTTTTGCGAGGGATTCAAAGTTATGATCGACATGTTGCAGCCACATACAGTGTTGATCGTCGGGAAGATACCGGATGAATTGAACGCAGATGTAAAGATTGTAAATTACAAATCACGCAACCAGAAAGTAAATGAGGAATTTTATGGGAACAAGAACAACGAAATCGCAGAAAAAGCAGAAACAGACCGAGAGCCAGAGGAAGAGAAGAGAGCGAATTAGTCAAATTTCACAAGTTGTGAAATGACGCATAATAATTTACTGTGCATATTGTCTTTTCACAGTTGGAATCTCATTTTTCAACTTTTGAATTTTTTCTTCTTGGAAAATGGCTCGATTTTGAGATCAGAAATCAGAATTTTCACACCCCGGCGGGCTGCCGGGATAGTGCACATCGCTGTGATCAGCAGGCCGGCATTGTCTGACATGCTGCCGGATGCCAACGCGGCAAGATGAACACAGTGTTTACAGGCTTGCAACGTCGTAAAAACGATTTACAGACGTTTCGTGCTGTAAATATATAAAAGCACTGCATTGCCTTGCGCAAGCCTTAAAATGGCTTATACGTGTTCGCTTAAGCGCATTATATGACCGGGCGTGTATCTTGTCAAGCTGCAATATATCCGGAAACTGGAAAAAGCCGGGACGATCCCGGCTTAAAACGCTATATTCTCTGCATAATCACTAATCGCGATTGCAAGCTCTTTTTCATCTTCAAAAACAATACAAACCCGGATTCCCTGATTTGTCACGTTTCGGATTTCTATTTTGTTGATAAAAAATGCAGCTCTGTTTTCATAAATGTTTAAAAACGGCAGGTTCTCGTTTTTAATTCTATCACGCGCTTCATCACATGATTTTTCTAATTCCTTGATCTGGTTTTTCAAATTTTCTAATTGTGTCATTTATAAATCCTCCTTAAAATAAAATCCCTTTTGGGTAAAAACCGCCGCCGGTAGTGATCCGGCGTGCATCCTCTGCGGCGGTTATTATGCTTTTTTATATCCGTTTTCAGCAGCATATTTTTCAAGCTCTTCCATTGTTTCAAATGTTGTCACAATTCCGCCGAATCCTTTTGTAATTCGGTCGATTGTATACATGCCACAGTCATACAGGCATGCATAAAAGTTTATTCTGCCTTTTTTTAATAAAAATAATTTTCTCATACTTCAATTTTCCTCCATATTCAAATTTTTGGGTAAAAGCAAGCCGGGGAATCGAACCCCGGTAAACGCCGCCGCTTGCCTAATTTATAAAATTGTACGAACCTCATTATAATCATCATTAAGCTCTATCAGATTAAATAAATCGTGTTTTTCTCCTAACTCAAAATACTGATTGATAGCATCCTCTTCGCTATCGGCTAAAATCATTTCGAAATTATCGTCTTCGATCTCTGCTCTGTAATACTTCATAAGATTAACCATCCTTTCATTGTTTCGCCCTGTCTCATCGGTGCAGGTGGGGCGTTTCCTGCAGACGGTGGGAATCTCCACCGTTTCGACTAATTTTCGCAATGTGTTAAAACAGATATAAAAAAGGCTTCAACTTCAAGCATTCTTGGATTGTCAAAATCAACCTCTTTTTTCCAACGCTCTAATTCTGCCTTTATTTCTTTCTTTGTTCCATACTGATTGCAAGGCATAGATAGGTTTTTGATTTCTCTTTCTGTACCAAAGCAATAATCTCCATAGTATTCATCATGAGCTAATACAAAGCCGCTTTTATTTGCTAATATCTTCATTTTTAACACCTTTCATTTTATATTTTTGCTTGTCTCATCAGTGGCAAGGTTGCAACCCTACACCAGACCGCCGCACGGGCGGTTTCGACTAATATTTTATATATACACGGTTTTCATCTTCATAAACTACAGATCAACCAATATAGATAGTGTTTTTCTCGATCATTCCCGGGAAATCGCCCGGCGCTGTGATTTCAACGCCGTTTTCCGTGGTTTTAATTGTTACCGCCATTCCTAAAAATTCTCCATCTGGTGTAAATACTTTTTTCATAATCTTAAAACTCCTCGATAACTATTCTTTCCTGTTTTCCGGTTTCATCATCCTCGAATACTCCGTTAAAATCATTCCGCTTTCTGTTACTAATCTGTATTGTTTTTCATTTTTCATGTTCATGTCCTCCGTTCTTTGTTTTCCTGTTGAGATTATAATAACACTGATATTAGTGCATGTCAACACTAAAAAGAGTGTTCTTGTAAAATATTTTCATGTTGATTTTTAGAGTGATTCTATATATAATGTAGTAAATAAAAAATGTGAGGTGAAAAAATGTTTAATTATAAAATAGATGTATTAAAAGAACTTTCAAAACACGGATACACTTCTACTCGGATGAGAAAAGAGAAGATAATGAGTGAAGCGACTATGCAGAATTTGAGAAAAGGGAAGGGAATCACTACAGACACGCTTAACACGATCTGCATTATTTTAAGATGTCAGCCGTCGGATGTATTGGAAATCGTTCCGACTGATGAAGAAAAAATAAGATTTTTTTAAAACACTAAAATTAGTGTTGACAAAATTATATTTTAATGTTATTATAATATTGTCGAAAGGCAATAGGCGAAAGCCAGAAAGGAGAAAAATGAGCGAAGATATGAGTGTATTTAAAAGTTACTTAAGAAGACTTTTGCAGGATCTGAAAGATTTAAAGGAAGTTTTAAAATCTAAGGATTATGAAAAAGCGGAAAAGATGGTCGATCAGCTGATCGATGATACTCAAAAAGGAATTGAAGACAATTAAAAGAAAGGGCTGGAGAAAATCCAGCCCGACACACAAAAACCATACCAAGTGAAATGGGTGCTATTTGAATATAGCACATCCAGAGAAGAAAGAAAAGAGGAAAAAGCTATGTTGAAAATTTTAAAAGAGTTAGGACAGATGGAAGGACATTTTGCAGTAGAAATTTTCAAGGTTGAAGAGTTAGGAATGATCGCAGTAGATCACGACACAAGCAACGGCGAGACGATGGAAGCATGGAAATGTGACAGTACAGGCGCGGCGCTGGATGAAGATACACCGAGTTTTAGAGTTAAAGAAATTAACGATCCTGTATCTTACGATGAGGACGGAGAACCGGATCAGTGGGAGCTGGTAGGGTTTGAAATTGAATAATTGAAATGAGTATTGATAATTTGACAGCTTGAAATATAGCTGTCTTTTTTTGTTTAAAACGTAGAAAATCTTTGTTAAATTTTCACAAAATTTCAAGAGTGATAATTTTATTACGGACAGGACAAAAATGATAGAATAGTATTAGTTTTGTTGCAATGCAACACTCTTGCAACAAATTGCAACATTTTTGCAACGTAGAGTAAGACACTAGAGTTAGAGAAAGAGTATATTCTCTCTCGTAATATTAAAAATATATATTATAAATAAGGCAGTATATTTATATAAATAATATATATAATATACGGGCTTAAAATTTAATTTTAAAATATACCTTGACAAGAAAATGATAGAATGATATTGTTTAATTAAATTAAAAACGCATTCGGGCAACGGGCAGAGTTAAATAGATTTGTCGAGGTCCCGAAAGAAACGGACTTCATGCAGCCGGTACAGTCGAGATCATCATGATCTGATTGTATCAGTTGCATTTTTTATTTTAAGTATTCCACTACTGGAGAGAGGAGATATATAACATGTCAGCAGTTGAAATGCAGGAAGTAAATAATACAGTTGATGTTTTTAAAGATGACATTGACATGTATATAAATCTCTGGATGGAAGAGAGAAGCATTGAGGACATGTGCAAAGTATCGCAGAACAGATGGTATAACTGTTGTAAATATGTCTATGAGAATGTATTTAAAGTTAATCCAAAGTACCTGAAGGATGATAATAATATTAATAATGCCTATGATACAGATAAGGTTAACGAGGTATTAGATATATATATAGACCTGTGTAATGACTACGAGAAAGTAGTGAATATTGTTGGGTTCACATTCTTTACTGGAATACATAGAGATACGTTAAATGGGTGGGTTAATGGCGTGCAGCTAGGCTCTTCAGGTTCCGACATTTGCAAAAAACTTGACGAAATGCGTGAGGAAAGTTTGGTAGGTTTACAAGTTTCCGGCAAAGGAAATCCAATGAACTACATGCCATCACTCAACAAGTATTGTGGTTTCAATATGCCGGGCGTTAGAGATCAGGGATCCAGAGCAAGAGCGCTGACAGCCGAAGAACTGCCACGTCTTGGGGCTAATAATTGTATAGGATTGCCGAACAACTCCGACAATTCTGGTTGAAAAAAGCGAGAAAAATGCAATAGACAATTCAAACAATTTAAAGCCCAGTGTTTAATGGTCTTAAGGCGCATTAAATCGTTGATACATTACGCAAAACAAGGGTTTTGCGAATAGTTGTAAAATACGAATGGAATTGAACGAACAATTCAAACAATTTGTCAATGTTCAAAGCATGATTCTGCATGGAGGGGGAGGGGGTTTGATAGGTTGAGAAAATCAGCACTACTAAGTCATTTAAATATCCTCAAAAACAAAAAGAGATTGGATGGAAAAGTATGAGAGTAGTATCACAAAGCAAAGACGTTTCGCTTGATTTTGACCGAGCGGTATTCACAGCAAATCATGGAATGATAACTGCTATGGTTGATGGAAAAACGTTTACCATTGGGACGTATGCAAATTTAGGTAGAGAAAAAGAAGTATTCTCTGATATGCACAAGGCATTTTCGGCTTTTCAAGTTATTAGCACAAACATGGATAAACAACAGGTGGCCGAAATGTTTGCAGTATCTAAAAACATATCGATCAGATGCGTTGAGATGAATGATCCTTGTATGGGAATAACTGTATTTGATAACATGGTCTATTACATGCCGGAAAAGTAGTGTTAATATAGCGCTATCGCCAAGCGGTAAGGCACTGGATTTTGATTCCAGTATTCGCAGGTTCGAATCCTGCTAAAGAAACTTGTGAGAGGGAAAAAACCATGGTAATTATTAAAACGATTATATCGACGCTGGATGTTATTTTTATGCTGATACTATTTGTATCTGGCAGAGAATCCAAAGACAAAGAAACAGCAATTGCATTATGGGTACTTGTGATGTTGCTGTTGCTGAACATGTTTCTGATGTGGAGGTAACAGAATGTTTTATAGTCCAATATTTGGTATTTGCTTTCAGCTGCCTATCATTTGTGCAGAGGAAAGAATACATATAACAAAATCAAAGGAACCGGACAGCACCGGAGATTTACTCAATCTGGATAGCGACGCAGAGCACCAGAGTGAGAAATCGGAGCATCCAGTATAGCTAAACAAAATTTTAAATTACTGGCAACTTGTAAGAGTTGCTTACAAGATAAAAATCCTACATTGCGGCATTTTAATATGCCGTAGCGGAACGTAGCTCAGTTGGCAGAGCACTCGGCTTATATCCGAGCGGTCGCAGGTCCGATTCCTGCCGTTCCGATGGAGGAATGGGTTTAACGATCCATTCCGTAAATTCTCCTTCTTGGTGTTTTTCATGACACATCCTTTCGCCACTAGGACGATTCTGTTAAGGGCGGTGCGAGACCGTCCGGTGGTATTTGCCGCGGAGCGCGGCATTAGGCGTAAGACTATATGGTGATGAATGATGATCGTTCCGTAATTTGCTGACAAGCAATCCATATAGCAGTCAGACTTGATAGTTCGGGTGCCTATCCCACGGTGCCTGAGCTGTTAAAGATATAATTCCCCCATATAGTTAGGCAGTGGCAGAATGGGTATTGCAGGTAAAGAAACCTATCGGTAAGAGTGTTGCCAAGTGGCAGACGGGCGATCATCCGTAGTCAGCAACCACACCTTTTCTGAAACCAATAATGCAAGGTTCGAATCCTTGCCTGTCTAAGCGGTCAAATTATGCTGTTTGCTTGCAGGCGCTCTATGGTTTGGCTGTAATCGGCATTTTGTATGCCTAGTGCAACGCATGGCACGATAAACATTATTGCTAACCGTCTGATGGCGGTTTCGGAACGTAGCTTAATTGGTAAAAGTGGCGTGTACACGGAAAACAACAACGAGAGCCGGATTGAAGGTTCGAATCCTTCCGTTCCGATGGTGCCGAGCTGATCTGATACTGTATGCGTAGCGCGGTCGCGTACAGAGATATGGAGTGAGGTGTCCGCGCATTTTGGGGAAGCGGCAACGATTGGCGGTGTTGCGGCTGACTGTAAATCAGTTTCCAAGTGGTAAACAATAGAGGTTCGATTCCTCTCTTCCCTATTTCACTCAACTCCCTAAAAACACTGTTTGGCAGGTGCGTGGTAGACAGTTGTAATGGATGGGTTGTTTAAGAAATCGCACCATCAAGATGCAGTGTTCCCATAATGGAATTGGAGCCGGTTGCTATCCGGTCGGGCGTTTATTCGCCTTGTAGGTTCGAATCCTACACACTGCGTTTGCCCGAACAAAATTGGGTGTTGATGTGTGACGGAATAGGTAAACGGAATTGTCGTAGAGAATTGGTTGAAACCGACAACATAGATGACCAGATTGTACACTCCTGCGTGGTGCAAATCCACGCCACATCAATTTTGTATATCCGCTTAGTAAGGTGCTTTAATTAGAGGTATGAGCATGATTTTAAACTGTGTAAATTGTGGCGCACCAATTGAAAGTGACAAGAAAGCGTGCCCTTATTGCAAAACTCCATATGGTTTACGTACAAAGATAGAACTGGAACCATATATTGATTCAAACGGAAGGATTTGCAGACATGAACCGGAAATGATAGAAGTAACAACTTTGGAAGATTGTGAACATAGGTTTATTAGGAAGTAATTGAAATGTGTGATTTTTGCAATGGGAAAGAATCATATAAAACTGCATATGGAGAATTTAAAATCAAAAAATTGGGCTATATAAATGTTATTCAATGCCATATTGATAAATGTCCACAGTATGCTAAATGTTGTAGCAATGGAATGAACGTAGCGATAGCAATGGAAATTGAATTTTGTCCGATGTGCGGCAGAAAGTTGGCGGAAGAATGACGTGTTATGATTGTGCTTACCTTGGATTTGATAGAAACGAAGTTGTAGGGATGGCTGAAATGTGCAACCATCCGGGAAAATGGATTCCTGGTGCTGGATTTGCTGACAGTGAACATGAATGTGAATTTTTCAAAAAGAAATCTGGAGTTTCTAAATGGGATTCATATTCCGAAGATGAAAAAGAAAAGGCCAGGGAATATTTCCAAGAATACTATGTTCAAAATCCTGTTGGCGATTTAACATGCGAACAGGCTTGGGCACAGTTCGTTGAATATTTAAAAACTACTGATTCAAATGCATGATTTGATAGGAGTATTGAAGAATGAGCATGGCAGAAGTAATTGAATCAATAGAGCGTGAAGCACTTAGAGAAGCACAATCGCGCGAAATAGGCGGTAGAAACGGCGAGCCTATAGATTGTTCCAATTTAGAAGATGAACTTGTTATTGTGGCAAATAACGAGGCAGACAGGCAAAAACTTTATGAATGTTTTTATAAACAAGAGCCTATCGAACCTAATAATAAAAAATGCAACCTGACCTTTTGCCGATATAACACAGACAGAGAATGCACTAATGACGAAAAGAGAAAAGAATGTGTCGAAGTGGCTGAAAAGGTTTTATGCGTAGATAAGGAGAAATTTATGGATGAAATAAGAGAAGCTGACGAGAAGCAAGCAGGAAGGTGTTGTGTGAGAATGGAAATGATTATTGATTTTATAAAATCGTGGTTTTACTATCCGAAGATGAAAAAGTATTTGAAAGACAGATGTTGCATTTACTATTCGCAATCAAGGCTTAATTATGCGTTGTGGCATTGTAAATTCTCAAAGAAAATAGAAAAAGCAAAACAAAATATCGACAACAACGATATTTCAGAGTGGACTTGTCAATATCAGCAAGAACCAATAATAAGAAAATAAAATAATATTACCGGCTAACAAATGGAGTTAGTCGCTACCCTAAAACAGTTATAGGCAGAGGTCAAGGCACTTCTGCTTTTGCGGAGGTGCTTTTCTTTTGGCAAGTTCAAGCCTAATTTCCACAGTAAATGGATATGAAAATTACATACAGGTGCATGGCGTTGATGAACAGGTAATAGATGCCATGGAAGAAGCGGCAAGGGTAGCCATTCTGACGGAAAAGGATGTTGAGTATGGATTAAAGGTTTCTGCCAGAGCGAAAGAACTGACGGAGCAGTTTATATTTCAATCTACAGGTGGCACACCATGGGATTTAGAGAAATATTCATTCCAAAACAAGGTATCTTATGAAATTCTGGACAAATACTACGGAATTTTGCTTTTAGAAGCGCAAAACAAAGTTGTGGATAGTGCTTTCCAGTATTTGGAGAAGAAGAGAGAGCCTAAAGAGCGGTTTTACATGCCAAGAAGAAAGCAATTCTTAAAAATCGGACTCATAGATGCGCTGCAAGGCATGATTGATGATAGATATGACATCCTGTGCGTATCACTTGTCCCGGGTGCAGGAAAAACAACGGTTGAAAAAATGTTTCACGCTCTTGTTGCCGGATGGTTTCCGAGAGATTTCAGCCTCTTTTATTCACACAGCGGTGATATTACCAGAATGTACTATGACGGTGTGTACGATATCGTTACAAACGAAGAAGAATATACATGGAATGAAATTTTCCCAAATCTTTCCGTGACAAGCACAAATGCGAAAATGGAGCAGTTTAATGTCGGGAAGTACAAATCGTTTCCATCCGTACAATGTACGTCTGTTGGTAGTAAGAATGCCGGTAAAGTAAGGGCTTCTAAGTTTTTACTGGTTGACGATATGATCGGCGGTATTGAAGAAGCAATGAATCCCATTATCCTTGATAAATTGTGGGATAAATACGCTGTAGATGCCAGACAGAGAAAGATACAGGACACGGACGGTAAGAACTGCAAGGAAATACATATTGCCACAAGATGGAGCGTACACGACGTCATAGGGCGCATACAAAATATGTACGAGGGTAATCCGAGAGTAAAGGTTATTGCGGTACCGGATGTAGACCCAGTTACAGGAGAAAGCAACTTTGAATATGAGTTCTCCGGTTTTACAAAAGAATTTTTTGAAGACCAGCAATTATTGATGGACGACATATCATATAGATGCCTTTACAAACAGGAACCGATTGAGCGTGAGGGATTGCTGTTTCCGGAAGATAAAATACGTCGGTATCTTAATTTGCCGCATGGAGAGCCGGAGATTGTAACCGGCCAGTGCGATACAAAGGGAAAGGGAACAGACTATTTTGTTCTGCCTGTATTGCAAAAATACGGAGAAGATTACTACTGCGTGGATTGTGTTTGCGATAACACGGCAGATTATGAGGTTCAGTATGAAAATGCAGCAAATGTTTTGACAAACAACAAAGTTCAGGAATGTGAATTTGAGAGAAATGCCGGAGGGGACCGTGTCGCAATGGAAGTAAACAAGCGAGTGGAAGCCAAAGGATGGATATGCAATATCACAGATACACCGACGGAGACAAATAAGGAAGCAAGGATTTTTCAGTGCTCAAACTGGATATTGCAGCACGTTATATTTAAAGACCTATCATCATATAAGCCGAATGAGCCATACGGAGTAATGATGTCTCTTCTTAAGAGATATTCAGTATCCGGTAAAAAGCAGTTGGATGATGTGCCAGATGTATTTTCAAACTTTGCGCTTAGAGTGACAAATGGAAGGAATGTAGCAAAAGTAGAAGCAGCAGTGAATCCGTTTAGGAGGTATTGATATGACGACAAAGGACTATTTGAACCAGATAAGCAGGCTTAACCGGATGATAAATAATAAGCTGGTAGAGCTTGCACAACTGAAAGAGCTTGCATGCAGCATATCTGCTGTGTCAAACGAAGAAAGAGTTATGACAACGCCAAATTTTGACAAGATAGGAACAAAACAGGCAAAAATTGATGAAATTGAAAGAAACATAGACGCGATGGTTGATGATTATATTATCAAAAGAGATAAGATCATCAGCCAGATAGACAGTATGGAAGATGAGAATGTCTATAATGTGTTGTTTTCAAAGTACATAGAAAAAAAGACATTTGAGGTTATTGCAACCGAAATGAATTACTCTTGGAGACAAACAATAAGACTTCATGGAATTGCATTAAAAAAATTTGAGCAAAAATATGGAGCAACTTATTTATAAAATGTCATAGAATGTCATATTGAAAAAATGATATAGTTATAATCGAAGAAAGCAACAAAAGTTGAATACTTCACCTCCCCCAATTCAGAAAAGCATCGTAGAGAAATCTCCGGTGCTTTTTCTTTTGAAAAGAAAAGAGGATTTTATGGGATATAAACCAAAAACAATATATTGCCCGCGGTGTGGAAGAAAAGTTGCCACACACGATGGGCGTTCAACAATGAACATTTCTGTGGAATGTAGGAAATGCCACAAAAAAGTTGTTTTTTATCCGGAGAATGGAAAAACAGAATTAAAATCTCTTCCGTTTCGTGCAACATCCAGCGGAATGACCTTTATTTAGGAGAAAAAAATGAGAAATGACAAATCTCTCCAAGACCTTGTTAAGGGCTGTTATGGGCGAAAAATTTTATATACTGATGTTGAAACCATCACAGCAGACAATATTGTCAAGGTGGTGGGAGACTGCATCGGTAATTATTATTACAACAAAACCATCATAGAATATCTTTGGCGATATTACAAAGGTGACCAGCCGATTTTATACCGATTAAAGGTACAAAATGCTGATATTACAAACAAGATAGTAGAAAATCATGCGTATGAGATTGTTCAGTTCAAAGTAGGACAGACATATGGCGAGCCAATACAGTTTATCAGTCGAAAAGATGATGATGAAATTAATCGGGCAGTGGATGCGCTGAATGACTATCTTGTGGATGCGAATAAACAGGAAAAAGACATTAAAGCAGGAGAGTGGCAGTCAGCAACCGGAACATCTTTTAAGGCTGTGAGATTTTCAAATGGAGAAATACCATTTCAGATTGTTGCCCCTACTCCGATGAATACTTGTGTTATTTATAATCGGAGTACGGAAGAACCGGTGATTGCCGTACAGGAGCTTAAGGACGAAGATGGAAGATGGTACAAACTGTGCTATACAGACAATTATTCATGTAAACTTCAAAACGGAGTAGTTTCTGAATGGAAATTGCATGCATTTGGAAGTATACCTATTGTTGAGTTTCCAAATAATCATGAGAGAATTTCTGATATTGAGCTTGTCATAGGTATTTTGGATGCCATAAACAATATGCAGTCAAACAGAATGGATGGAATTGAGCAGTTTGTTCAGTACTGGGTTAAGTTTGTGAACTGTGAAATCGACCAAAAAACGTTTGAAGAGATGAAAATGAGCCATGCTTTGACGGTAAAGTCCAATAACAAGGATAACAAAGCCGATGTTGAGATTATGACGCAGGAACTAAATCAGAGCCAGTGTCAGGTGGCAAAAGATGATTTGTGGGACAATGCCTTGGCAATATTAGCAATACCAAACAGAGAGTCCCAAAACTCTGGAGGAGATACACAAGGAGCAGTATCATTAAGGGCTGGATGGGATTTTTCAAAGACAAGAGCAAAATTAAAAGACCCAATTGTGAAATCGGCAGAGAAGAGACTTGCAAAAGTTGTCTTAAATGTAATACGCGTTAAGGACAATGATTTGAAATTGTCAATGAGGGATTTTGATGTGCAAATCAATCATAGCCCGCAAGACAATATGTATACAAAGTCGCAAACACTATATCAGCTTTTAGAGTGCGGCATACATCCTCTTATTGCCATTAAAACGGTGGGGCTTTGGGGAGATGCTGAAAAGACATTCCTCTTGTCTAAGCCATATATAGATGCGTTGTGGAAAACCATTGATGATGCAGAAGAGCAGGAACAAAAAGCACAGGAAATTGTAAACCAATTAAATAAACAGCAAAATAAGACAGCTACCGAGTAATCGGTGGCTGTTTTTATTTTATAAAAATTCGCAAAGTTGTGAGCGTAAAAATCAACAGTGTCATTCGGTGTCGTTGCACCGCAAAAATTCGTAAAGACATATCGGAGGTAATCAATGAAAAGAGAAGAGTTAATTGCAATGGGTATCAGTGAGGAAAATGTTGAGAAAATCATTGCTGATTACGGCAGTGCCGTACAGAGAGAACAGGCAAAAGCAGCAGAGCTTAAGGCAAAGGCAGACAGCGCAGATGAGTTGCAGAAAAAGCTGGATGAAATGGAAGCAGGAAACCTCACGGAACTTGAAAAAGCAAACAAGGCGTTAGAGACAGCAAATCAGCAGATTTCAGATATGCAGAAGAAAAACGCCATCAGAGACCAGCGCGAAGCATTGATGGAAAAGTTAAAAATCAATGCAGAGCAGGCAAAATCTGTCGTCAAAGATGATGGAAGTCTTGATTATGACGCTCTTGGAAAGATTACATCCGAAAAGGAAACCGCAGCAGCGCAGGCAAAGGAACAGGAGATCGCAAATAATTCTGAAAATCCGGGCGGCGGTACTGCAGGTGGAGAGAATAAAAAAACGGCAGATGTTGAAAATGCCGAAAGTATCAGCTTTGGCGAACCGGCAAAAAATGCAGAAGCCAAAGACCATTATGTTTTATAGGAGGTAAATTATGGGAAAACCAATTGAAAGAGACTTTACACAGAGTAAAGGAATTTTAAAATTCTTTCCTTATGAGGGTGCGGCGTGCATCGTTCCGCAGACAATGGTAACAAGTGCCGATGCAAACGGAAAGAAGATTGCAAAGGCAGGGACACCGTTCCCAAGCAATGACGAATCTTGCAAAGGGTATCTTCTGGAAGATGTTGACGTAACAATGGGAGATGCGCCTGGAACTTATGTATATCAGGGTTCTATTGACAGCGCAAAGGTAACGGCAAATGGAGTGACCGTAGAAGCAACTGCAAAAGCAGCAACACCGCGTGTCACTTTTTTTGATTAAGAAATGGAGGTATTAGAGAATGGCATTACCATTAGCAGAAGCATTTACCGCAAGAAGTCTTGGGGTTATGTGGAATAATTATGAAAAAACGCTTGGTTCTGCGCCTTACTTAGGTAGACAGAAATTTGGAACCAGAAAACAGGACAGCCTTGAACTTAGATTTATCAAAGGGAAAAACGGTCTTCCGGTATCCTTAAAGGCATCCAATTTTGATGCGCAGGCAGAGTTAAGAGATGTCGGTGGATTTTCGGATATTCAGAACGAGATGCCTTTCTACCGTGAATCTTACATGGTAACAGAGCGTGAAGAGCAGGAGTATGCAAATTACCAGTCGGCAGAAAATTCCAACATGGCAAACCAGGTGCTTAGAGAAATCAGCAAAAAACCGATGATGCTGATTGAGGGCGCAAGAGTAGTGCCGGAACGCCAGATTTGGCAGTTATTAGCACCATCTGATGGTATTCCAAGAGTACAGGTAACAATTGGTGGCAAGAGCTACTATGTTGATTATACTTCCGATAATGGAGTATCGCACAAGAGAGACCATTACAAAGATATTTCTGGAAGCGATAACGATAAATGGTCTGCATCCGAAACAGCAACGCCACTTGACGACCTTATCGAGATTAAACGTGAGTTTGCAAAGAAAACCGGATATTCCCTTGCACGTTTTAGCATGAATACAGAAACATGGGAAATGGTCCTTAAGGCGGAGGACACAAAGAAACAGGTGCTTGGAATTACTGCTTACAATGGTGGTATTCGCTTACAGCAGGGGCAGGTTACAGAATATCTTAGAGGATACGGCATCGAGATTGAAGTTTACGACAAACTTTACATCGACCCTGCAGACGGTGCTACCAAATATTTTATTCCTACAGGAGTTATTTCGGCGCAGGCATCCGGTGTGTACCTTGGAGATTATGTCTTTGGAAAGACACCGGAAGAGAGAAGCGGAAGTTTAACAGACGGAAACCTTTCTATTGTAGAAACCGGCATTTCGGTATATACATACGCAACAAATCATCCGATCAACACTCATTGCGTTGTGTCAATGATCGGATTGCCTACTTTTGAGGGCATGGACAGCGTTGTTGTCATGAAAGTTGCGTAGGAGGTGCGGTATGATTGCTGAATACACGGTAAAACGCAATGGAAGATGGTACAAAGCAGGAGATGAAATACCGGACATTGTTCTGGGAGAGAAATCTTCCGGAGGGTACACCAAGACAGAGATTAACAGAATGAGCACTGCTGATTTACAGGCACTTGCCGCTGAACATGGGATCGAGGGTGCAGAAGAAATCAGTGGAGCGGAACTGAAACGCATTTTGATCGAGCAGTTCGGATTGTAGGTGGGGAAGAATGGACGAATATACAACATTAGAGCAGGTAAAAATCAGGCTGAAACAATTTCATATTGAAACCGTTACGGATGAAGATGGTGTTACTTCTGATGTTGTTGTGTTCGACAAGAAAGAAGATAACCCTTACATCGAACAGCTTATCAAGCAGGCAAGAAATGAAGTGGTAAGCAAGCGGAATTACCCGGAAAGCTACACGGATGAAAAAATATCCGAAGACTTGAAACAGTTTGAGGATGTAATCGTCAATTTATCCGTGTACGACCATTCACAGGCAGGAGAAGCCTATATGGCAAGTTATTCAGAAAACGGCGTAAGCCGTAGCTGGAAAGACAGGGAAAGCTTGTTTGTGGGAGTATTTCCGTTTGTAAAAGCATTATAACCGTATGGGATTTCATCTGGTTAGAAGATTGTGCGTTACGTTTTGTCGATGTTGGCAAAACGTAGCAGGCGGCACACATTGAGCGGTGGTGGGCGGTGTGCCATAAAAAATGAAAGGCGGTATATGATTTGACGATTGAAATATCAACAGCAATCATTATAAGCGTGCTGTCGCTTGGTTTTTCCGTCTTTATGGGCTTGAAGAGCAACAAAAGGACAGACAACACGGATCTTGAAGAGCGCGTGCGGGAGAACACACGCATTAACATGAAGTTGGATGCCATTTCAAACAACACAACCGAGATCAAGAATGAAGTTTCGGAGATGAGAAAAGAAATAAATTCTCACGACAACAGAATTATAAAGGTTGAAGAAAGTGTGAAATCGGCGCATCACAGAATTGACGGGATAGAAACCCGTCTTAATGATGAAAAGGAGGTTTAATCATGGATATTATACAGTCTGTAATTGCAAATATGACAATTATTCTGGCAATCATTGGTGCGCTGGCATTTGTTGTGTCTGTGGTAACACAGGTAATCAAAGGTGTAGGCGTATTTTCTAAGATTCCAACGGACATTTTGGTATTTGTTCTTTCTATCGGAATCACGGTCGCTGCGTTTGTGGCATACATGCAGTACATCCAGACATCAATTTTATGGTATATGATCTTGGCAGCTATTATTGCAGGATTTATTGTTGCGTTTGTCGCGATGTATGGCTGGGAAAAGCTTTCTGAGCTGTGGAAGCGGTTCGGCAAGGATGTGAAGTGAAATGCTTGAAATTAACAAGCAAAAAATGAATTATTCGCTACAGATCGGCAAGGTTCCGGTGTATGTGACGGATGAGGATGGAAACATTGAATATTCGTCATATACCGACTCTGATGGAAATGTAATTTATTACCTTGATGAGGATGGAAACAAAATACCGAAAACAACCGGAGAGTATACCACAGGTTATGAGAAGCCTGTGGTTTTTTATTCTTCAATCAGCAATAAGTTGAGTGAAGCACTTATAAAAGAGTTTGGCGTTGACAATTCAACAAACTTTGTTCAGATTGTCGAGGATAAAGGGAAACTTCCATTGAACGTCGGCTCTTTGGTATGGAAACGGTCAGATGTAAGGTACAAAGATGAAGAGAATACAATCGTTGATGAAAATTCGGCTGATTACATCGTAAAAGGTGTCGCAGACGAAGGATTGACGGTTGATTTGTTTTTATTGCAAAAAAATGTGAAGTAGGTGCTGAATGGGGAAGAAAGTAATCACAATGAGCCTGTCTGAAAAGTCTGTTCAGAACGCCATACGAGAGCTTAGAGCCTATCAAAACAGCTTGACATATAAATGTCAGCTATTGGCAGAAAAGCTCGCGGAAAAGGGCGTAGAGATTTCCAGAGTGCAAATTGCTGACCTTGACGCAATATTTACATCGGAACTGATTTCAAGTGTTCACGCGGAATATGAAGGAAGCACTAAGGGCGGCGGGATATGGGCGGTAATAGCCGGTACAGACCATGCCGCATTTGTTGAGTTTGGAACCGGAATTGTTGGACAGCAAAGCCATTATCCGGGGAAACTGCCAGAGGGTGTTTCGTGGCAGTATGCAAGTGAAAAAACTATTCATCAGATTTCAGATGGAAGATATGGATGGTTTTATCAGGACGACAATGGCGATTGGTGGTTTACAGAGGGAATGCCAAGCCGACCATTCATGTATCTGACCGCAAATGAGTTGCGGCAGATTGTTACACAGACAGCGAAGGAGGTGTTTGGATAATGAAGTACAGGAAAAAACCGGTAGAAATTGAAGCTATTCAGTGGACTGGATTAAATCTCGAAGAAATAAAAGCTTTTGTCGGTGGTTCATTAATCTATGATATTCTCGACACAGCATGGGAAGTGGGTAAAGGTAGACCTCATGTATTTATAAAGATAAAAACATTAGAGGGTGACATGACTGCATCTGAAGGAGATTATATTATCCGCGGTGTGAGTGGAGAATTATATCCATGCAAGCCGGATATTTTCAAGAAAACATATGAGGTGGTTAAATAATGGCAGGCAACCAGTGGGTATTTGACCTTGAAACAAACATTTTTTCTAATGTTGTAACGATAGCCAAACCAAAACTACAGAAGAAATACAAAAGCATGAATTTTGACACTGCATTTACAACGGTTGAAAAAAACCTTGATAAAGACCCTGTTTTCCCGACTATTTACATCCATGAGATGCCGGGGCTTGAACGTGGGGCAGATTTAGAGGGCACATCCGTAAATGCGGTGCAGGAAACAATACAGGTTGACGTCATTACAAACACAAAGCAGAGTGATGCAAAAGGGATCATGGCTATTTTATCTGATGCCTTTAAGCAGATGCGATTTCAAATCACAGCAATGCCGGAGTTTAAAAATGACAGTGAGAAAAAATTTAGAAGCGTTGCAAGGTTCCGGCGGATAATCGGAGCCAACGACAGATTGATGTAAAAGAGCCGAAAGGCTCTATTTTTTATGCGCCGGGTGCAAAAAGATGCGCCCGATAACCGCATTATTTGGCGGTAGAAAGAGAGGTAAAAATGGCAGAAGCAGGATTGTCTACGTTAGGAATTACGTTTGGCTATGGCACAGAAGCGACAGCCGGAACAAAGCCTACATCGTTTAAACAGCTTACAAGAATTAACGCAATCGGAGGTATCAACATTGAACCGGAACAGATTGACGCATCTGCATTAGAAGATGCTATTACCAGATATGTAAAGGGGCGCGCAGATACCGGTGGCTCTTTCCCTATCACGGTAAACCTTACGGATGCCACAAAGGAAGAGTGGGAAACGCTTATCACGGCGTATAAGGCGCTTTCCGGCGGAAAAAGAATGTGGTTTGAAACTATTATCCCTGGATTTACCGACGCATTTTTTGTGATTGCGCAGCCACCGGAGCAGATACCGCAGCCGGAGATTGGTCAGAACGAACTCTTGACGGTTGAAATGAACCTTACCATTGAGGAATACAAGGGAATGGACACCGCTGTAGCTTTTACACCGGGGGAATAACACGTCAGTCGAATAGTTCGGTTGGATCGGCTGACGATAACCAGACAACCGAGCCAGAGCTTGAAGAAACAATTTAAAAGAACAGGGCGGTCTTCGGACTGCCCTTTCCCTATATGAGAGGGAGAAAGGGAAAGAAAATGACAAAATTAAAATTTGGCGAGAAAGAATTACAGATCAAGTTTGGATATGAAGCAACCGTGAAAAGCGGAATTATCAAGAAAGTAGCAAAATTAGACCAGATGGAAGATATTGAAGCGGTTGACGAAATCCTTTTATTTCTTCCAGAGTTAATCCTTGTAGGCGCGCAGAAGTTTCACAAAGAGGAACTTGGATACAATCCGGACAATGAGGGAGAAAAGGAACAGCAGCTTGGAAAAGTATATGCCATGCTGGATGATTACTTTGACGGAGAAGATGCAGATGTTCAGGTACTTTACAATGCACTTTTAGCGGAGCTGCTTGAAAACGGTTTTTTATCAAAACTGCTCAAAGCAGATCAGAAAGAAGCGGAGAAGAAAACTCCGAGGAAAAAGTAGAAGAACAGAGAGAACTTACATGGGGAACATATTGTGCGGAAATCCGCCCATTCTGGCTTTTAGTTACAAAAGGGTATGGATTTACTGTGCATGACATAGACACGTCCTGTCCGACTGATTTACAGCCTTATGCGGATGCTTACAACTTAGATAAAAAGCAAAGAGACGATGAGATGTGGATGTGGTTTGGAACGTACGGATTGTCTGCGGTATCGGTGGCAGTAGAACATTGCCTTGCCGGACGAAAAGCAAAATCAAAGTATATTAAAAAACCAATCAATGAGCAACAAGGGAAAGATGATTCAGAAATGACGGAAGAAGAAATTAAGAAACAGAGAGAGCTATTTGTGGCAAAGCTCAAAATTATGCAGTCAAACTATGAGTTGAGCCATCCAAAACCAGAAAAGAACTTGGAGGTATAAATATGTCAATTAGAATTGGATCTGCAAGACATGATGAAAATGGGAAATTGACCGGTGGGAGACCGGGAGATCAGACCGGAACAGAAGTAAGTATGCAAAACTTTTATGTTCATAAAAAAGGATGGTATGTGTTAAGGCCAAAAACAAAAGATATGGCGGATAAACTGGCAGAATCAATGATTACAGCGTGCAATAATGATAATATTGGCTACTGTCAGGGACACCGGCTTGGAATTGTCAAATATGGTATTAATTCAAAAGTAAAAACAGAAGCAGATTGCGGCACAACGGTACGTGCATGCATTATTCATGCAACTGGAAAAGATGTTGGAAATTTCACCACAGCAAATGAAAAATCTGTACTTCTTTCTAGTGGCATGTTTGATGACATTGGAGGTTATGCGGCAGGAATGGTTCTTTACAACGGAGATGTTCTTGTCACAAAAACAAAAGGTCATACAGCGATTGTGACAAGCGGAAACCCTAGAAAAAATGTAAAAGATCATTTAAACCCATACCCGGAACCTGCAAGGATTTTAAAGAAAAAATTCCCTTGCATGAGAGGGGATGATGTGAGATGGCTTCAGACGGAGCTTATTTATCACGGATGCCTGGATGAAAAAGATAAAAAGGGAAACAGTAATGTGGACGGTATTCTTGGAAATGATACGGCGACCGGTATTGGAACATTCCAGAAAAAAGTCGGAATTACAGTAGATAAGAAATGCGGACCGGTTACAAGAGAAAAATTAAAAGAGTAGATCAAGGACGGTAAGGTGTCACAGCCTACCGTCTTTTTATTTTGCATAGAAAGTTGGTGCATATATGGCAGACATTGATGAATTACAAATAAAAATCAAAGCTGACTCTGCAAAAGCAAGTAATTCCATAGAAAGCCTTGTAAACAGCATGAATAGGCTCCGGGAAAGCATATCGTTTGACACTGCAAAACTTTCAAATATTGCAAGCGGAATCAGAAGCATTTCCGATGCAGCTACCGGGTTCAAAGGTGGTAAATCTTCGGAAATCACATCAATGGTGCGGGCACTCAATAAATTTTCTGGTGTTGATGCAAATTCTATCCACGGAATATCTTCTGCTGTGAGAGATCTTGCATCTGGAATAGCAAGTGTTAAAGCTGTTGATACAAGCGGACTCACAAGCATGGTGTCGGCACTGTCAAAAATTGGTGGCAAGGCATCTACACAGGCGACAAAGAATCTGCCGGCTTTATCTGCGCAGTTACAAAACTTTGTACGCCAGATGAACAAGATAGGTGCATTGAATTTTGATATGACCAATATGAGCAACCTTGTAACAGCCATATCAAGGCTTGGAAGCGTTGCAAGCGGACGTGCAGTAACAAATATACCTTTGCTTGCTGACAACCTTAAATATCTGTTTGAGACACTCTCAAAAGCACCAAATGTAAGCGCAAATATTTTACAAATGACACAGGCACTTGGAAATCTTTCAAACAGATCTGGCGGTGCGATTACTGGATTAAATAACAGCATCAGTAATCTTTCCGGTTCTTTCCTTGGATTTAAGACATCCACAGGAAAAGCATTGATCGGACTCAAGTCATTCACAAGACAGATTTTGTCCTCTATGGGGATTTATCTTGGTCTGTACGGAGCGATAAGAGGAATAAAAAATGCAATCGACATATCATCCGCATTAACAGAGGTTCAGAACGTTGTTGATGTTACTTTTGGTGACATGTCAAAAAAAGTCAATGACTTTGCACAGGACTCTATACGTCAGTTCGGTATGTCAGAACTGACATTGAAACAGACGGCAAGCCGATTCCAAGCAATGGGAACAGCCATGGGAATTGACAGTAGTTTGATAAAGAAAGCTAATGAGTTTTTGAATAAGCAGACAGATGGCTATATTGGTTTGTCTGATTCCATGGCTGATGTGTCTTTGAATTTAACAAAATTAACTGCTGATATGGCATCTCTGTATAACATAGATCAGGATGTTGTGTCGCAGGATTTAGCTGCAATATTTACCGGACAGACACGTCCATTAAGAGATTACGGTCTTGATCTTACACAGGCAACCCTTAAAGAGTGGGCGATGAAACAGGGATTAGATTCTGATATCGAGTCTATGTCACAGGCTGAAAAGACAATGCTCCGGTATCAGTACGTCCTTGCCAATACGCAGACAGCGCAGGGAGACTTTGCACGTACGGCTGATTCGTGGGCGAACCAGATAAGAATTTTAAAACAGTCGTTTGAACAGCTTGGCAGTGTTATTGGTGGAGCATTAATCAATGCTTTTAAACCATTCGTAAAAGCACTCAATTCCGTTTTACTGGTTGTTATCAGCTTTGTTACAAAGGTTACAAACGCTTTAGGCGCAATCTTCGGATGGAAATATGAGGATTCCGGCGCAGGTCTTGCAGATAGTTTTTCAGATGCGGCAGAAAGCGCAGGCGATGTTGCTGCCAATACCGGACAGGCGGCAAAGAACATCGACAAGATGAATAAGGGCGTCCGTCAGTTTGATGAATTGAAACTGATTACAACAAATGATGGTTCGGGCAAAAAAGGTTCGGGCGGTTCCGGCGGCGGTGCATCCGGTGGAGCCAGCGGCGGTAAACTCGTCAAGACTGATACCATTTTCAAAAATTACGAAAGTGATATCAAAAATCTGAAACAACTTGGAAAATACATCAGTGATGCCTTATCAAAAGCTATGGAGTCTATCAACTGGGATAAGATTTATTCCAAGGCAAAAAACTTCGGTAAAGGCTTGGCAGATTTCCTTAATGGTCTTATCAATCCAAGACTGTTCGGGAATGTCGGAAAAACGATTGCAGGGGCATTGAATACTACATTGGAGTTTTTAAATTCTTTTGGAACGAGATTTAACTGGAAGAATTTTGGAAATTCTATTGCAGCAGGGATTAATAAATTTTTCAAAACTTTCAAGTTTACTCTTTTGGCAAGAACATTGAATACATGGGCGAAAGGTTTGCTTGATGCAATGATTTCTGCTATTGATGGAGTGAATTGGTATAGGATTGGAAAGAAAATCGGAGAGTTCCTGTCTGATATAGATTGGCTTGGCATATGTGGAAAAATTGCGCAGGTAATTTGGAAAGCTATAAATGCTGGGCTAAGCACATGGTCTGGTATATTTTCTGCTGCACCAATAGAAGCAACCATTCTTGGAGTAATTGCAGCAATAAAAATATCAACCATTACGTTATCAGCATTAGACAATATTAAGACAAAGATTTTGGCAATAAAAGATACTCTTTTGAATTTTGCAGCTACTGTCGTTGCGCATCCTTATTTAGCAATAGCAGCGGCGATCGCAGCAATAGGGTTAGCTGTATATAATTTCCATAAAAGTTGGCAAAAAGAGATTGCAGATCAGTTTTTGGAGTTTGAGGAAGAAATAGGATCAAATAACCAGAAAATGGAAGATGCCGCACAAAATCTAAGAGATTTAGCTGACACTACAAAGGATTTAACATCTAAATCCGAAGCAAGTGCAGATCAGCTTCAACAGCTTGCAGATTCATATTTCGAACTTGCAGACAAGACGAGCTTAACAGCAGCAGATCAAGAAACATTAAAAACGAGAGCACAACAGCTTATTGATATTTGTCCAGAATTAGCAAATCAGATTGATATGACTACTGGAAAATATACAGCACAAAAGGAAGAACTTCTAAAGACCATAGAAGCGCAGAAAGAATATTATAGAGTTGCAGGATATAAAGATGTTGTAGAGCAGTACAGTAAGGCACTTGCGGAAGCTAATGTCGAGTTGGAAGTATCAGAGCAGAACTACAAAAAAAATAAAACAGAGTTAGATAAACTCAATAAAATAATTTCTGATATAGGTGCAACAGAGGACTGGAATGATTGGTGGAAGCGAAATGCAGACGCTTTAAAAGCAAATGGCATAGAAGCAAAAAATGCAAGCGATGCACATGATGAACTTGTAAAGAAAATGGTTTTCTTAGAAGATGAACAGTCCAAAATAACAGAAACACAAAAGACGCTTAGAGATGAGGTTGAAAAAGCTACAACATCTTACAATACTGCAAATGATATGCTTGAACAACATACGCAGAAATACAATAAATTGTCTGATGCCGTAGATAAGATTAACTTTGGACAAATTGCATTGAACGCATCAAAAGCAATAGATGATCTTGGCGGAATATTTGTCAATGGTAAGCAGGTAATCGGAAAAGAAGCAGTAGAATTATATCAAACAATTATTGATTCCTATGGAACGACAGACCAAGATATGTATAACCTTGGGGAAAAAGGAATGGTACAATTTGGTGTTGGCGGAGTTGCAGGAACGAAAGAAGCAATACCAACATTGACCGCAGAACTAGAAAATGAAATAACAACATGGTATAACGACAGAGGATACAATGTAGCAATAGAAGGCGGAAAAGTAATTGTTAAAGGATTTTCGGATGGTGGTGTAGCCCAGTCTCAAAGTGCAGTCGATACAGTTACCGGAGAAATTACACGAAAAGGTAAATTAAAGGAACTCATGCTGTCCAATATGGGGGAAAGTTGGGCGAAAAATACAGTAGATGGATACAATGATGGTATCAGAGATAACTCAAGCAGTACTGGAGATGCTATGCTTGATTATATGAACAATAATATCAAGGCACCTTTTACAACAAACATGGGGATACATTCGCCATCCACGGTGTTTTCTGATTATGGAAAATATACGGTAGAGGGATTTAATAGTGGAGTATCTGGGAATCAGAATACAACGCACGGTGTTATTTCTAGCTGGGTATCAAATATTGGTTCTTGGTTTACAAATTTGATGGGGATACATTCGCCATCAAGAGTGTTTAAAGAATTTGCAGGATTTACGGTAGAAGGATTTAATAATGGTATTTCTGATGGATCTAAAAGTACATTTAAGGAGATAAAAAACTGGTCCGAGGGAATTAAGGACAGTTTTGGATTGACAGGGTTAAAAGCAGCGCCGGAAGTTGTATATAAGTACAATAGAAGCATAACTGACAACGTAAACGCATCTATAAAATACAATTCCGGTAGCATTGAAAGTACTATTGGAAAAGAAATGCAGATAGCAATGTCAAGCGCTATTGATTACGATAAACTGGGAGACGTCATTGTATCAAAACTTGAAAAAGCAGATATTACGGCGGTTCTTGATTCAGATAAAGCGTATCAAGGGACAGTAAAAAAATGGAGACAGGAAGCAAATAGAACGCAGAGAAATCCAGTTCCTATATTTTAATTGCAACTCTCTTTCGTTTGTGGTATGGTTTGTATAATATATTACAAATGGGAGGGAGTTCATGAAAAAGTGGGGAATAGTAATTTTGACAATAGCTGTGTTGGTATTAACTGGGTGTGGAAACGGATATGAGGAAGAAAAAATAGAGACGACAGAAACGGATGGAACTGTCGTGATTGAAAGAGAAACTGGAATAGAAAAGAATGTAAAAAGTATACCGTATGACAGCATGAATTATAATGATAGTACATTTGGAATAAAATCAGTAGATTTGTGTCAGATGGAATATAAAAATGGTTACATGCCGTATGTTATAGTTGAATTTGATATAAGCACACTTTCAGAAGAAGATATCTACTGGCTGTATGAAAATGATCAAAAAGATTTTGATATTTGTGTTTATATAGACAGCGAAAAGAATAGAATTGATTTTGAAAATATGGATACATTGTATCTTGGGAAAGATGATAGTAAAGTTATCTGTATATTTACTCTTTATGATTATTATAAATTTGACATGTCAGACATGGAAGTAACTGTTTGCGTGAATGTAAAACAGAATGACAAATGCACATACCAAAACAAGGATACTGGAGGAATATCAGACTTAAGAAAAGAAAATTCATACGATTGGTCTATAAATAGATATTCTTCTGATATAAAAATAGATGTTTTGAACGGAATCCCTGTTGAATATATTTCGTATATTGAAAATTACATAGGAACCTTATAAGCGAGGGAAAATACATGGGAGATAAAACATTAGAATCAGAACTAATGGCGTGTAAAGAAGAATTAAAAGAAGCAAATGAACAAATAGAATATTTAAAATATGAGTTGGAGAAAAAAGAAAAAAATCACAAATGGGAAATCAGGGAAATAAATAAAAGAATAGAACAGGCAACTGATAAAAACTTGGAATTATATGACAGAGAATCAAAAGCACTTATTTATGCAGATCAGTTGGAAAAAGATAAAAACATACTTGTTAAAGAAAAGAGAGAACATGAAAAGAAAATAGAAAAATTAGAGAGAGAAAATGAACAGTTGAAAGAAGAATTAGCAAAAATTACAGAAAGAAAAAACTTTAGCAACGATCCTGAATGGAGAGTACTTAAAGCAGCAGGGGAAAATAAGAAAACAAAATAATCCAATTAGAAAAAGACGCCTCAAGAGGTGTCTTTTTTGTATTCCTTGATTTTTAACAGATCGGATAAGTATTCTAGCAAGCGTTTTTGCCCAGAATTGTTTAATTTGTGAAAATTGCTGATAAAATTTGCAAATTAGCTGTTTGACAAACACACATAGAAAATATATAATTTCAGTAATTAAAAATCACGCAGGTAAGACCTAAAGAATTTAGGACGTCCTGCAAGCCTATGAGGAATAGGTGCGGATTCGTGACCGCCAGAGATTGAAGAAATTCAGTCTTTGGCGGTCTTTTTATTTATTTCAAACTGCATAAGAAAAATAAAAAAATGAAATTTAAACCTGCCTGTCAAATGACAGTAGCGAAAGAAAGGTGGAAAAGAGTATGTATGAATTGGTGGAACTCAAAGGAAACGATGTTTTTACAAACAGCAAAGTGATTGCAGATGGAACAAATAACCAACATGAATCTGTTGTTGCTATTATCAGAAAATATGAGAAAGATATTTTAGACTTTGGCAATATTGATTTCTTCGATTTAAAATCGGGGAAAAGGGGGCAGCCTGAAAGAGTTTATTATTTGAATGAGGAACAAGCAACATTTGTTATAACTCTTTTGAGAAATTCAAAAATAGTTGTGAAGTTTAAGAAAGAGTTGGTTCGACAGTTTTATGCAATGCGCAGATTTATTCTTGAAAAGCAATCGAAACTATGGGGCGAAACAAGAATTGCTAATAAAGAAAATCGGCTGAAAGAAACTGATGTGATTAAACTTCTTGTAGACTATGCCAAAGAACAAGGAAGTACGCATTCAGATAAACTGTATGTGACATATACCAAGTTGGCAAAATCAGTAATTGGTGGAAATCGCGACAATATCACAGTTTCAGATCTCAATAATCTAACCCTTGTGGAAAGCATTATTTTGCAGACTATTAGAATTGATATGTCAATGGGTATGCACTACAAGGATATTTATAGGGATTGCAAAAATAGAATAGAACAATTTGCAGATATAACTTACCTGTCCGCTTAGCCCCGAAAATTTGGGGCTATTCCAGTATTTCGTCACGGGAAATTACAATCTTACTAAATATATAGCGTGCGACTCCTGTTAGGGTATGTTCCTAACGCACGTGAATTTAAAGGTTGAGCCTTGCGAAATGTAAGGCTCGGAAATTTAGGAGATAGAAAATATGGCATACACAGCTCTTATGACTAAAGATGAAATTGGATTTGAAAACAATACGAACACGATAACAACACTTGAAATTGCAGAAATGATGGAACTGGAACATTGGCAAATTTTAAGAAAATTAGAGGGAACTAAAAACCAAGATGGAAGCAAAAAACAGGTTGGAATTATACAGATATTAACTAACAACAAAATTGTTGTCAGTGATTATTTTATTCCATCCACCTACAAAGACGCAAGCGGCAAGGAAAATAAATGCTATAAAGTCACCAAAATGGGGTGTGATTTCCTCGCCAACAAATTTAATGGTGAAAAAGGAATCATATTTACTGCAAGGTATGTAAAGCGGTTTGATGAGATGGAGAGAGGACAGGTCCCGAAAGATTTTCCATCGGCACTTCGGGCATATGCGGATGAAGTAGAGCGCAGGCAGATTGCAGAACAGGAGAATGAAAAGCTGCAGCAGGAACTTGATTATAGCAAAGACTGGTATTCTATTAAGCGTGTTGCAGCAATGAACGGTGTGGACTGGAAAACATTTAATTGGCGAAAACTCAAAGAAAAGAGCATTGAACTTGGATATGGCGTGAAAAAGATTTTTGATGCAAATTATGGAGAGGTAAATACCTACCATAGGAATGTTTGGGAAGCAGCATACCCGGAGTATGAAATTTAGGAGAAATTTTATGAACAAATTAGAGATCATGATTACGTATGGGAACACGGAAGTAATTCACACACCGGAGAAAATTGTGATTAAATCGCCCAATATCGAAGTAATTACAAAATAGATCAAGAAAAAGAAGTGACATCTATCAAATTGGTGGTAGGTGGTATTTTGTACAAATTTTACCGACTGTCATTTGAGACAGCCGCAAACCAAAACAGTTAGGTGGTGGAAATATGGCATACAGCGGATGGCTTTTAAAGATTGGCAATTACATAGTGCCGATGTCGTTTATGAAAGCAGAAACATACAGTCCATATGTCAACATGCAGGATTTGGACGATTATACAGACGCCAACGGCTATCTGCATAGAAATGCCGTGGAGTTAAAGGCATTAAAGGTTGAGTTTGAAACACGGGCAATGCTGACAAATAAGACTTTTAGTGAGGTTTTAAACAATATTCGAAGCCAGTTCACAAATGCGACAGGGAGAGCATGCTATATCACAGCGTATATCCCGGAATATGACGATTATGTGACGCAGTACGGCTATATGGCAGATTTTCAGCCTACGATATACGGAACATATGATGGAATAATTCGTTACAATTCAGTTCGGCTTGCTTTCATAGGGGGTGTGTATGGTGGTTAATTATAAATATGGCGACTTGTTCAAAAAAGATACGGTCGATAAGCAATTATCCATCGTATCTGATGACGGAAAAATCAATATCACAAATACAGAACTACACCAAGAAAAATTCGAATTGACAGAAAGTTTGTGTTCGGAACAGGAATTGACGTTTGGATCATGCGAAGCCGCCATGATTAAATTCACGGTGTCAAATACATTTTTGCCAATGAAGGGCAGATGGATGACAGTAAGGATGTCTCTTGGTGGACATACAGATGTTCCATTTCAGTTCGGGAGATATAAGGTTGATTCTGATACGCCTACGGCAGACAGGACGTGCCGTGATGTTGTCGCATATGATGCTCTTTATGACATTTTAAATGCAGATGTGGCAGCATGGTATAACACTGTCTTTCCATCCCATAAAGAGCAGCAGAAAGATAAAGATGGAAAAACTACGACTGTTACAGTTTATGATCCGGTCACAATGAAGCAATTCCGGGACAGCTTTTTTAAGTACTTCGGAATTGAGCAGGCTGACATTATACTGGTTAATGACAACATGTCTATTGAAAAAACAGTTGCGGTCACGCCATCAAGTGAGACAAGTTCTGATACAGAGGAATCGAGCACCATAGGCGAATCCGTGAGCGGCAAGGAAGTGTTGTCCTGCATTTGTGAGATCAATGGCTGTATGGGGCACATGGGGCGCGACGGGAAGTTTCATTATATTTATCTGGAACAGGAGATACAGGGATTATATCCGAGAAATGACCTTTATCCGGCAGATGATCTGTTTCCGCGCGATCCAAAGAGTACGCAGATAGGAAAAGGATTCTATGTTACTGCCACATATGAAGATTATCTTGTCAAAACCATTAATAAACTTCAGATCAGGGAGCAGAAGAATGATATTGGCGTGATCGTAGGCACCGGAGACAATGCCTATGTGATCGAGGATAATTTTCTTGTCTATGGTAAAGGAACGAAAGAATTAAAAAGCATTGCAAACAATGTTCTTTCAAAGATCAGGGGGATTGTTTATCGCCCGTTTACGGCAGACTGCAAAGGAAATCCGTGCCTTGAGGTCGGGGATGCAGTGCGGCTGCCGACCAGATATGAACTGATTGAGTCCTATATTCTGAAAAGAACCCTGAAAGGTATACAGGCTTTGCGTGATGATTTGGAAGCGGATGGGGAAGAGTACCGGACAAACGGGGCGAACGGAATACAGAAAAGTATTTTAAAGCTCAAAGGCAAGAGCAATGTGTTGGAGCGAACCATTGAAAAGACACAGAGCACGATAACTGATGTTGAGAAGGGATTGCAGTCACAGATCACGCAGACCGCAACCGAAATTCGCACAGAAGTTAAAAATACAACGGATGGTTTATCATCGAGAATCACGCAAAATGCGAGCAGTATTACAGCAGAAGTTAAAAGGGCACAGGGACAGGAAATTGAACTTGCAGCAGCTATTAAAATTAATGAGGACAAGATTACAGCGGAAGTTACGAGAGCAAGCGAAGCAGAGGGCGATTTGTCCGGAGAGATAGAGGTGACCGCAACTAAGATACGGTCAGAAGTCAGTGCTTCTTTAACAGTATGGGATACCGAAGATTATGACGTTACACATTGTGGTTTCGGGAATCCACAAGATACATACCCTGCATCTTCGTATTATTCTGGACACAGTTTTTTGGATCAGAAGACTGGAAAGTTTTATGGTTGCGAACCAGATGGTGGAATAAGCAGTGGAAAATACAAATGGACTCTGATAAAGAAATTTAAGCAGCTTTCATCGAGTGCGTCCAGTACGATTACGCAGTCATCAAAGCAGATCAGCTTGAAAGTATCAAAAGACAGCGTCATTTCAGAAATCAACCAGTCAGCCGAGGGTATCAAAATTAAAGCAAAACTGCTTGAATTAAAAGGTTCTATGGAAATGACCGGGGGATATATGCATATTCAAGCGGAAGAGTCTGTAGAAAACCTTATTGAATTTAAACGCAGTGGAACACTTGTACAGATGGGAACGGATGGATTTCGAACAGTGGAAGGGACGCTTGAAAGTCCTGTTCATAAATGTACGGTTCAATATAATCAGGTTTCATTGCATAAAGGCGAAAACGATAATGACCACATGATGATCCATTTAGACGGAGATACCGGAGTAGGTGGATTCAGAGGTGGAGTAATTAATGGATCTGACAAAAGAATAAAAAACACAATTTTAGATTTAAGCAAAAAGCAATCATCTGAGTTTATTTATTCTTTAAGAGCAAAATCGTATCGTTATAATTTCGAAAAAGATGGGTTCCATCATGGATTTATTGCACAGGATGTTTTGAAAAAAGCGGAAAAAGGGTGGAATATTTGTCCAAAAACGTTTTCAGACAGCAATGGGAAAAAGTATTACGGACTGAAATATACGGAACTGATTGCTGATCTGGTTGCCACAGTGCAGTTGCAGCATGACGAGATAGAACAGTTAAAGGAAAAGGTGGAAAATCTATGATAAATGCAAAAATTCGGGAATTTGAAAACGACATTATAAATTATGCAAATTTGTGTGAGGATGTCCCAATCGAAGCTAAGTACCTAGTGTTTAAGGATATTCTGCAGCAGATTAAGGAAGAAGCAAACAGACATGTTATAGCCGAACGGGAGCAGATGAAGCTTGCAAAGGAAAGGGAGAGTGAGGACCATGAACAAAGCGCATAGTGCTATTAATTGGGAGAATTACCCGAGTGATGAAACACCGCTTAATGAAAGCAATCTTAACAAAATGGACGCAGCTATTGGCGTTATTGATGATCGTGTAATCACTCTTGATACCACAAAAGCCACGAAAACAGAGGTAGCAACTCTTGTTGCAGACGTGACATTCGAGGAATCGACGGGAATTATCACAATCACGAAAAAGAACGGTTCCAAAGTTATGATCGATACGCAGATGGAGAAAATCGCAATCAACTTCGATTATAACCCGACTACACAGCAGATTATCCTGACTCTGATTGATGGCACGAAACAGTACATAGACCTGTCGGCACTGATTACACAGTATGAGTTCCTTGATTCTGATACGGTAGCTTTTTATATTGATAAGGATGGAAAAGTGTCTGCCATCGTCAAAGAGGGTAGCATCGAGGAAAAACACTTGGAGCCAAACTATCTTGCGAAAATCAAAGTGGAAGTGGCAAAGGCAGAGTCAAGCCAGCAGGCAGCGGCAAAGTCCGAAGCCAACGCCAAAGCAAGTGAGAATGCTGCAAAAGCCAGTGAAACAGCGGCAAAAACATCCGAAACCAATGCCAAAGCGTCAGAGACAGCGGCAGCGAAGTCAGCTACGGCGGCAGAGGCATCCGAAAGCAACGCAAAAGTCAGTGAGACATCCGCCAGTCAGTCTGCAGCCACAGCCACAAGTGAAGCGGCATCTGCCAGTCAGTCAGCCAGTACCGCCACAGATAAAGCCAATATTGCAACGCAGAAAGCAACAGAGATCATCGGTAAAGCCGAATCTGCAGCAGATAGTGCAACTAAAGCACAGAGTTATGCCGTTGGTGGTACCGGGAGCAGAGAGGGCGAGGATTCTGACAATGCGAAGTATTATTTTGAACAGGTAAAAGATGTGTCTGAAGCTATTAAGGGCGGATTGCAGCCGAGAGGAACAGTTGCATTTGCAGATCTTCCGGCACTTGCGGATGTTAGCACAGGGTGGATGTTCAATATTTCAGACGAATTTACAACCACGGATGATTTTAAAGAGGGAGCCGGGAATGTAATTCCGGCAGGTGCCAATATTTATAAAACATCAGATGAAAAGTGGGACGTGCTGGCCGGAACTCCAGTTACCGGAATCAAAGGTGTAAATGAAGATTCTTTCCGTAGGGGCAATGTAGAACTCACAGCAGAAAACGTCGGTGCAGTGGCAACCGGTGGAGATACAGCAGAGAATACAGCAACTTTTACGAGTAGTGATGTGGCAGACGGATCAGCGTCAGCGTGGACGACTGTATCAAAATTATCAAGCGGCGAAAAACACTCTTCAATTTTTGCAAAGGTGTCACAGATGTTCAAGAATGTGCGGTATCTCTATAAAATGCTTGGAACGACAGACATTTCTAAGATTGGGAATGGTACTTGTACCGGGGCGATATCATCGTTAAACAGCGGTTTAGCAAATAAGTATTTTATTAAAATAATGAAAAGCGACTGGTCTGGAATTATGGGTTCGCTTATGCCAATGTTTAATATTAATAATGATAATATGATAGATCTCATTGCACACAACGAGCAGAATGATACTTATCCTGGCGTACGAGTTGCCCGTGCTAGTGCAGATTATGATGGTAATAACATTCCAGACACATATTTAAAAAAGTCAGATGCCAAAAATAATGTATCTGCCTTATCCAATACTGCAACAAATTATAATGACCAAACTCCTGTCGTGCAGTATTTCACTGTCCCGGATGATGGGTATTATCTTATTACAGGTCTTGTCACTTTCAGTTCAAACGCAAATGGGTTTCGTGAAGTTTTTATAACAAATACAACATCTAACTATGTCATGGGACGAGTCAGAGTTCCTGCGGTATCCGGCGGTGCATCAACTTTACAGGTAACGAGTGGTGGCACTTTCGGACCGGGACAGACTGGTACACTCAGTACTTATCAGAACTCAGGTTCAAATCTTAATGTGCAGGAATGGTTAAATATGGTAAAGATCGCACCTAAGCTGTAAAAAAACTGCATTAAAAATTAAATATAATAAAATCAAGAGCCTAAGAGCCGATTACATGACCATGTGTTGTGTAGCCGGCTCTTTTAAATAACAAGCCTACGGGCAGAAAGGAAAATTATGCACTTAAAATTCATCACAGATAACTGGCAGATGCATAATTTTCAACCAGTAATTAATTTTTTAACAAAATTTAAACTAATCAATCGACATTCTGTGACAATAAGAAATTTACCTGTCGAAACTTGCGACCGAAATGGTTTGAATAATGGTGGAAAAATTTGTAAAATAAAATTGTCCGATAAGGGCACTTCAAGTTCTGGCTGAGGGGCGGGATAAGGCGTTTTCTTGTCCCTCAACTACAAACGAGTTTGTAATTTGTAGCAATTTGTCAAATGGGGTTGACGGTATCGAACATAAGTTCTATAATTTGTTTATCGCTATCAGAAGTGCGGAATGATTGGAGGAAATCAATATGGGGGAAAACGAAGTAAATGAGAACTACAAAAAAGAGCTAATAAAAAAAATATCTGAAATTGACGATACTTGGATTTTAAGTCAAATACTAAAGGCAGTAATAAATATAACAAAAGAGGGCAATTAGCCCTCTTTTGTTATTTCTAATACAATTTTTTCTAGGCATTCCCAATCTCTTTCATCGAGCTTTGCCAATGCTTCTATAAAGCGTTTCTTAAATTTTTTGTCTGGCAAATCCATCACTTTATTTGCAAAATCAAAAACTTCTTGATTTTTTGTTCTGGATTTTTCCATATTTCCTTTTCCGGTTCGAACCCATTCTTCATTTACCGAATACAAAGAGCAAAGAACCTTTAAGGACTGGTCTGATAAATTTCTTTGACCATTTTCTATTAAAGAAATGTAATTTCTTGATAATCCAAGTTCCTTGCCAAATTCTTCTTGGCTTTTCCCTAGTTTTTCACGTAAAAATTTTATACGTTCTTTCATTTTATCAAGCACCTCCTTCCTGCAAAAAATAATATATCACTAATTGCTAACAATGTCAACAAAAAGGTATTGACATTGATTACATTGTATGATATTGTATGCTTACAAAGTCAACAAGAAAGGAAGTGAACCAAATGAGCGAAAAGGAAAAAGACATAATTGTTAGGATTTCAAAAGCAATTCCAAAACTTGATAAAGAGAAACAGAGCTACGTTCTCGGAGTCGCAGAGGGAATGATTTTAGCTAACGAACAGGCTTGCCCTAAAAATAATGAGAAAGGAGAAATGCAGTGAGAATTTTAAAAGAAATGCTCAACACGTTAAAGAGTATTGACGGTACACTAAAACGCATTGAGCAGTCCGTTTCAGAGGAGAAACAGCATGAAGTGATAAAAGAAGCTGTTTCTCATGCAATGGTTGGAGAAAGGTACGAACCTACTCCGAAAGATTTTTGACAGCAAAATCGTATGCCGCTTTTAAATACAGAACTTCTTCGGATGACATTTCTGTATTTCCGCAAAGTGGAGCTTCGCGTTTGTCAATTTCATATTCTGAAAGTTTTGAACTGGCATATGTGACAGCTAAGTCATGAATTGTCTTTTCAATCATTGTAGCACCTCCCTTATTTGATGATAAGGGAATTATAACACGGAAAGGAGTTGGAGGAAACGGAAGAGTTAAAACAAGCAAAAATGCAGACGCCGATTGAGATTGCACTTGGTGTCGATGAAAATGGAATGACCACCGCAAAGAAGTTGTATGAGTTCTTGGAAATGGATAAAAGCCATTATTCCAGATGGGCGAAAGCGAATATTGTAGACAATGAATTTGCTACTGAAAATGAGGATTATTTTTACTCGCCATCAATGGCGAATGAAAGTAGCAGAGGAAATTTTGCTGATGATTACAAACTCACAGCACATTTCGCAAAGAAACTTTCCATGAAAGGAAACGGAGAGAAAGCAGAAGAAGCGCGTGAGTATTTTACGCATTTGGAAGAGCGCATGAAACAGAAGGTAATTGACCTCAACCAATTATCACCGGAGTTGCAGATGTTCCAGAAGATTTTCAATTCTGTAGCAGAACAGCAGTTAGAACAGAAACGGCAGGCGGAACAACTGAACCATGTGGAACAGAGAGTTGAGAGTATTCGGGAAGTGGTTGCACTTGATACAACATCATGGCGTGATGATACTGGAAATATTTTAAGAAAAATCAGCATGGAACTTGGTGGCGGACAGGCATACAGCCAAGTAAGAGCCGAAAGCTACGAACTGTTGTCAAAGCGAATGGGTGTAAATCTGAAACAGCGGCTGACTAATAAGCGCAGGCGCATGGCTGACGAGGGTATCTGTAAATCAACCAGAGACAAATTATCCTATGTGGATATTATTGCAGAGGATAAGAAGTTGATCGAGGGATATACAGCTATTGTGAAGGAAATGGCAATCAGATACGGAGTTGGAAAGGATTAACAGGAGGTATTCATGGATAGACAAATGAACATTGCTTTAAGAAAGACATTAGATCAGATCGGCGTAAAACATAGCCTTAAGGGTTACGGTTACATAATAAGTGCGGTTGAGAAATGTCTTGAAAACAGAAGTAAACTTATCAGCATTATTAAAGGACTCTATACTGAAATCGCAGAAGAAAACAGCGATACAGTCTGGAGAGTAGAAAGATCAATCCGGCACGCAATTGAAGTTACATGGACAAATGGCAATACAAATGCAATCAACAAAATTTTTGGTTACACGGTTTCAGTGGAAAAAGGAAAGCCGACAAATTCAGAGTTTATCGCATTAATAACAGATTTTGTTTCCTTGTATGGTGATGAGATTGCCAATGGTTCCTATAAGTGGTAGGAGTGATGTGTCTATGAAGAAGTTTGCAAAGGTAATTGAAATGATCGGCACCGTTGTTTTTCTGTTTTGCATCTGCATTGATGCAACGGAGTATCCGGTCACTGCTATACCTGTATTGATTGGATTACTTCTTATTTATATAGGAACAAAAATAGATGGGGAGTGGCAGGAGTATACAGAAGAGATTGTAGATTACGATTACAGAAGTGAGTCTGATGACGATGACGGTATTACCTATATCACATTTGACACTGATTACAGCAAAGAAAAGGAATCATCCGAACCGACCAAAGCTGAATGATTCCCAATCAAAGCAATAGCATAAGCTATTTGCGCCTATTTTAGCACAAGAAAAGGAGAAATTCAAATATGAGAGCAGAAAACAATAAAGTGGAACTTACAGGAACGATTATCACAGAGCCGGAATTTAACCATGAGGTGTTTGGAGAGGGATTTTATAATATGCACCTCAAAGTGGATAGATTAAGTGGGACGGCTGATATTATCCCATTAATTATTTCAGAGAGATTAATCAATCTGAATGATAAATACACGGGCACTGCCGTTAATGTTTCCGGTGTGTATAGTTCTTATAACAAACATGAGGAAAAGAGAAATCGTCTGTTATTATATGTATTCGTCTGTGAAATTGAAAAAGCGAATCCGGGAGAGCATACAGATTTGAACAAAATCCAGCTTGACGGATATGTATGCAAAGAACCGATTTACAGGAAAACTCCGCTTGGAAGAGAAATTGCAGATTTATTAATCGCAGTCAATCGTTCCTATGGCAAATCAGATTATATTCCGTGTGTTGTCTGGGGCAGAAATGCGGTGTATACATCTGGACTTCCGGTTGGAACGCATTTGAAACTTACCGGACGCATTCAGAGCCGTGGGTATGTAAAGATGTACGAAGATGGGACAGAAGAGCAGAGAACAGCATATGAGGTGTCTGTGAGCAAAATTAATGTATTAGAGGAGGAAAATTAAGATGGCAGAAAATACCGTTACAATTTCCGTTGAGGAATATGCAGATCTGGTTGCATGCAGGACGAAAGTTCATACAGCATGTGCCATTATTGCAAATGAGCACCAAAGAGACATTGAGCTGATGGGGAAAAAGGGAACAACTATTAATTCAAAAATTATAGAGTCAGCTCTTGGATATATTGACGATGAAGCATGCTTTGAAGAGGCACTTAAAAAATATAAAGAGTGGAAGGAGAAGGAAAATGAAACTGAAAATTAGATCATTACATATGGAGAATTTCAAGGGAATTAAGAGCCTTGATGTGAATTTCTCTAATAAGACAAGTATTAAAGGACAGAACGCCGCAGGAAAGACAACAATCTTCGATGCGTTTACATGGCTTCTGTTTAACAAGAATAGTGCCGGAGAGGAAAAGTTCAATGTTCGACCACTGGATAAGGACGGCAACCGCATTGATAACGTGGAGATTAAGGTTGCCGCGCTTCTGGATGTAGATGGCAAGGAAATGGAACTTTCAAAGATTCAGAAGCAGAACTGGGTAAAGAAGCGTGGCACCGATACCGTGACTTTGCAGGGAAATGTCAATTCATTTGAAATTGACGGTTATCCAAAGAGTGAAGCTGATTTCAAAGCTTATGTTTCCGGTCTTGCGCAGAGCGAGGATATGTTTAAGATGCTGACCAATCCGCAGTATTTCTCTTCTTTGAAATGGAAAGATCAGCGCGATATTCTGATGCGCCTCGCAACGGATGTATCGGATGTTGAACTGGCGCAGACAGATGCTAAGTATGCCCCATTACTCGGCGAGTTTGAGAAAGCACCGTCCACAGATGATATCCGTGCTAAGTTTTCCAAAGCGTTATCCGGGTGGAAGAAGAAACAGGCTGAAATTCCGGTGCGTATTGATGAAGCAGAAAAATCCAAGATTGATGTGGATGTGGCAGAACAGGAGCTTGCAAAGGTGGATCTGGTAAGAAGAATCGCTGAATGTGGCAAGAAAATGGAGAATGCCGGTAGCGCGTTGGGCGATTTAAGAAGTAAGGAAATGCAGTTGCAATTTGATATGTCCGGCATTATGCAGGTCATGAATGACGAACTTTCCGCAAAACGTAGAGGTCTTGACAGTGCCAAGGATGATGCAACACGAGAGTTCAATGACTTACATAATCAGATTCAGTCTGCGGAAAATCAGATCAAGGCAAATGAGAAGACAATTTCCGATACAGATGCAGAGCGGAAAAATCTTGGTGTTGAATACAATGCAGAATTTTCCAAGGCATTTGATGAAATGCCATATCTCTTTGACGAATCCAAGTGGAAATTTGATGAATCTACAACGGTTTGTTCCTTATGTGGTCAGAAGTTGCCGCAGGATAAGATTGAGTCTCTTAAGGCTGATTTTGAGCAGAAAAAGGCAGATGCCAAGGCACGTGCCACCAAGCAGTTAGAGGATGCACGCAAAGAATTTGATGATGCAAAGGGCGCAAAACTTAAAGGTCTGATTGACAAGGGCAACGCTTGCAAGGCTGATATTGAGCGATTGACAAAGGAAAACGCCAAGTTGCAGGAAGACATTGTGGCACTCAAAGAGCAGGAATCCAAGGCACTTGCAAAGCAGAATGATTATGCAAAGCAGTTATCCGAGATCCCGGCAGAAGCTGATTATTCGCAGAATGAAGAGTATGTGAAGCTGAAAACAGAGCATGACAAGATTCTTGCTGATATTGCAAAGGTTGAATCCGAGGGCGCAGACAAGGTTGTTACTGATTTAAAAGCCGAGAAAGCCGATCTGCAGAGTCAGCTTGAAGAGGTGAACAAGGTTATTGCGCAGGCGGCTAACAATGTGGCGATTGATGATCGTATCGAAACGCTTCGTGACGAGCAGAAAGAAATCGGGCAGAAAGTTGCCGATCAGGAACAGATGCTTTATCTCTTGGAAGAGTTCATTCGTTTCAAGCTGGATAAGGTTTCAGAATCTATTAACAGCCATTTCAAGACCGTAAATTTCAAACTCTTTGAAATGCAGTTAAATGGCGGTATGAAAGATTGTTGTGAGTGTACCGTAAACGGCGTACCGTATTCAACTTTGAACAGTGGTCACAGAATCGTAGCCGGACTTGATATTATCCGTTCTCTTAGCGAGTTATACGGTGTGAGCGTACCGATTTTCGTAGATAACGCCGAATCGCTGAATGAGTTCAATGTGCCGGATATGGATGCACAGTTAATCCTTTTGAGTGTATCAGCGGACAAGCAGTTGAAAGTGGAGGGTGTTTAAATGGGAGAAGTTATCAAATCTTACAAAGGATTTAACAAAAATATGACTTGTCGTGGCTTTCAGTACGAAGAAGGAAAAGAGTATGAGGAAGAAATCGTAGAAGTTTGCGATCATGGATTTCACGCTTGCGAGTATCCGCTTGATTGCTTGAATTATTATTATCCAAATGAAAGCGTATACCACGAGGTAGAGCAGAGCGGAGAAATCCAGAAACATAATGATGATACTAAGGTAGCATCTACAAAAATTAAGATCGGAGCAGAAATTAGCATTGCGGGTCTTGTTAAAGCTGCAATCGAATATACAGTAAAACGTGTAAAAAAGGACGCTGAAAGCGATGAAAAGCATGGAGCATCCTCGGCAACCGGAGACTATGGAGCATCCTCGGCAACCGGAGACTGTGGAGCATCCTCGGCAACCGGATACTATGGAGCATCCTCGGCAACCGGAGACTGTGGAGCATCCTCGGCAACCGGATACTATGGAGCATCCTCGGCAACCGGATACTGTGGAGCATCCTCGGCAACCGGATACAAGGGAGCATCCTCGGCAACCGGATACTGTGGAGCATCCTCGGCAACCGGATACTATGGAGCATCCTCGGCAACCGGAGA